ACCTGCCGCGTGAACCAAGAGAGCAAGAAGATCCGAAGACCAAGATTGACCCATGGAAGACTCGCGTTAATCTTTCTGTTTTGGCGCCGTTCACAAAGCGCTTAATTCATAACGCAGCCGGCATGGTTATGCGTAAGATGATTAAACTAGAAGGCGGTGATCCATATTGGGAAGAGGAGTTTAGGAAAGATGTTGACGGTGACGGCACTTCATTGGATCTGTTCGCTCTAAAGCGGCTAGAAGTTGCGCTTACCTATGGCATGTCGTCAATAGTCGTTGACGCAGAAAGGCGCGAAGCGCAATCTGCTAACGATCAAATCAAACCATTGCGCCCATACTTCGTGCCGGTTGATCCATGGCAGTATTTAGGTAGCCGGCGAGAAAGTGACGATCCTGGCGCAAAGCTAACAACGTTTCGCTATCAGGAAGAGCGCAAAGTTGCTAAGGGCGCCTACGGGGAAGAGTACGTTTTTGTCGCTCGCGTTCTTGTCCCTGGCGCTTACGAAGTGTTTGAATCAAACAAAACAATAGGTGACATTGGCTTTACCCCTCTCGACTATATTCCGTTAGTGCATATCTATGCTGAGAAAGAAGGCTACTTATGCGCTACTCCCCCACTGTCTGACGTTGCGCATCTGAATATCGCCCACTACCGGCGCCTAGCGGACCTTCTGCATTCGTTGCACATTGCCGCTATTGGATTGCTGGTGCTAGAGGATTACGACAATAACGAGGCGATTACGGGGCAGAATTATGCCATCAGAATGAATGTCGGCCACAAAGCGTACTGGGTTCGGTGTGACGCTGGCTCTTTTGTAGCGCAAGCGGCTTTACTTGATCGCCTGGAGAATGAAATCTCGCATCTTGGCGTTACAAAGCTGCTAGGCCAAAAGCATGTAGCTGAAAGTGCCGACGCAAAGCGTATCGACCACCAGCAAGCTAACTGTGTACTATCAGTGGCTGCAACTGAAACGCAGGCCGCACTTAATGAAGCATTTAGAATGGCGGCAGAATACAGAAACATAGAACCGCCTAAAGTTGTTATCGACAAGGACTTTGACTTCTATCGCTTGCTAGGCCAAGATGTAAGCGTACTGGCCGACATAGAAGCAAGCGGCCAGATTACGACTGAGCTATTCCTTCGCATCCTGGCCCAAGGTGAATGGATACCTGAGGACGTGGATCTAGTTGAGCTAGGCAAAGCCGTTAAAGAGTTGAAAAAAGAGGCGGAACGTGTTATGCTTGAGCAGCAAAAAACGCAGAACGCCAATGGTGCCGCAGGATCAGGCCGCTCGCTCCCGTCTTCTGGAGCTGGTCGAAAAACAGGCGCTGGCAGTGCGTGAAGACACTAAGAAAGCCCCTGAACCGCTACACGCAGCAGTTCAGGGGCTTTCAGTTAGGCGCTGCGATCAGAAGCCGGCCTGGCGCTGAACTGCTTTAGTGGCTCGGATCATCTCAGGATTGATCATCGGCTGCTTTAGTACCTTGGTCGTGCATTGGCCGTCTTCGTCAACAGACTTTTCGAGCACCATGCCAGACATGTCAATCCTCTCAACTGCAGGGCCGGCCTGCTTGTCTTCGCTTGCCGGCGAGTTTTCGGATGCCGGTTCAAGCTGTGCCAGTCTTGCCTTGAGTTGTGCGATCTCGGCGGCAGGGTCAAGCGCAGTGACCACGGGCGCAGCGGGAACAGCGGCAGGGGCGCTGGGCTTTGCCGAAGGGGTTGGAGTCGGGGCGGCTGTTGCCATGGTGCAATGAATCGGTTAGGCGCTACAGTATAGCGCATCCACCAATCAAGCCATGTCGCTCACTCCTGAAGAAATCGCAGAATTGCAACGCGAAGCCGCAGAAGCCAAGGACCTTAAGCGGCAACTGGAAGCCGTGAATGGCAACAAAGAGGCAATCTTAACTGAAAAGAAAAAAGTGGCCGACGAACTCAAAGAGCTAAGAGACAAGGAAGAGGCGCGACTAAAAAGGGAATTGGAAGAAAAGGGCCAGTTTCAGGAATTGCTCAAACAAGCAAACGACAACCTTGAAGCGCTAAGGAAAGAAAACGAAGAAAAAGACAAGGCCATTTTAGAAGCAGATACTAAGCGCGTCGAGGATCGCAAGCGAGCCGATTTTCTTGCTGTCTTTAATGCTGCTGAAGTGTTCCACCCTGAGCACGCATGGGCATTGCTGCATTCGCTTGTTCAAGACAAGAACGGCAAAACTATTGCGGTTCTTGATGGCTTGGAGATTGGCGTTGCTGACCTTGCCGGCAAGCTCCGCAAAAACCCTCAGTACGCCTATCTGTTCAAGGCCCAAGGCGGTAGCGGTGGCATGGGCTCCAGGCCGGCCACGGGCGCCTCTGGCGCTACCGGCGGCGCTGCGGTCGCCAATCCGTGGCTGCCGGGTGGAAGTGTAACCGCACGGGTCGCCATACAGGTCGAAGATCCCGATTTAGCTGCTAGGCTGAAAACTGAAGCGGAGGCTATCATCGCCTCTCGCGGCCAAGGGTGAAGCTGTGCCGAGCCCTGGGCAAAAGCATCGACGGCTGTGCGGTCATGCCGACTAAACAACCTCTGCTTTTCCTCCAGTGTTCCTTGGTAACCTGGGCGGCACTTTTACTCCTGACGTTACAAGCCTTACGCGGCTTGCTACTTCTGGTGAATTTGCCGCCTACCTTCAAGAAGAGATTTTTAACAAGTCCATGATGGTTCGCTCTGGCATTTTGGCCAGAAGCAACCAGCTCCTCACCTCCACCACCGGCGTTCGGGTCGAAGCGCCGTTTTTCCGACCGATTGATCCGGTGGAAGAGAGGATGGATTCTGGCCGTGAGTGGGGCGATTCTGGCGAGGGCCATTTCACCTTCCAGGGCATCACCAGCGCCACTCAGTACGCCACCATCACCCACCGGGGCTTTGCCTACGCTGTTGACAAGCTCTCGAAGCTGGCCAGCGGCGAAGATCCCTTGCAGGTACTTGCGAATCAGCTTGAGCCGGCGCTCAACAAGATCAAGACTCGCAAGATGATCGCCCAGCTTGAAGGCTTGCTTGGCACTGGCGGCCCGCTTAATGCCACCAATAACGTAAATAAGTCTGTCACCACTGGCTCTACCATCGCCAACTGGTTGACGGCTGAAAACGTTATCGAAGCTCGTTACAAGTTGGGCGAACGGCAGTCTGAGATTACTACTCTGTTCTGTCACTCTCTTGTTCAAGCCTATCTTGAGCAAGTGGGCTTCCTGACCTACGATGCTGACCGCAGGGGTATTAACACACGCCTGTTGATTGGTAGCGCTTTCAACGTTAAGGTCGTGGTTGATGACCAACTTCCGATCATTGGCACCAGCGGCCAACAACGGCAGTTTGTTAGCTACCTGTGTGGCGATGGCGTCATGCTTGAGGGTGAACAGACCCCCCTTGAGATCGAGACGGTTCGCAATGCACCATCCAAGCAAGATGGCATTATTGTGGACTACCATCACAGCTTCCACGTTCCTGGCACTACCCTGTCTGGTACTGCTGTTGACAACCCAACCAACGCTCAGCTAGCTACCGGCTCTCAGCACGCGCTTGCTTACAACGATGCGCGACTGATCCCGCTGGTCCGGTTGGTGACAAACAGCCCCTACGGTGGTACGATCTGATCGGTTGACTCCGAGTTGGACACACGGCCCCTGGGGAGTGCAAGTCCCTGGGGGCTTTTTCATGGCCCGATCTGAGCTATGATCGAGGCTGGCCCCGTACCGTCTCCCGATGGCGCTCTTTAATTTTTACGAATTTCGCAAGGCTTTCACGGTCGCCACTCTGCCCGCGAACCCCAGGACAGGCACAACCGTCAGGGTCAGCAACCTCACTTCCCCCACCGTGGGCTCTGCTCCCGTGCCCGGCGGCGCGGCCAACGCGCTCTGCTGGTACAACGGCTCTGCCTGGCGCGTGTACGCGGTGTGAACGCTTCCTGGTGGCCCTGGCATCGCCTGGCCGATCCCTATTACTACTCCAGCGCCAATGGCGAGCGTCCCTGCAACTGCACGCCCCCGGCGCTGGTCACGGTGGAGCAGGCTGACACCTACATGGGAGCCACTCTCAAGGCAACCGCTTGGGCTGCGCTTAACGCAACGCAAAAAGGGCAAGCTCTTAACTCTGCTCAAACTGCGCTGCGTACATTACGCTGGTGTACTGATGAAGTGACTTGTTGCGGTAACAGCCTAACAGCGGGCTATCTTGCTGCTGCCTCAGAGCTTGCGCTGGTACTTTTTAACAACAGTACCGCAGTTATCGGCGCTTCTAGTCAACTGCCGGCACCAGTAGTTAAACGAGAAAAGTTCGACGTATTCGAGCAGGAATACTTTGATCCTACCACCATGGCACAGGTGCTGCCGAAGGACAAGCGTGTTGGCAGTTATTCGCCCACCGTGTTACGGCTTTATCCATGGCTGCTGGACTTAATCGGCTGCTGGGTTGACCGGCAAAACGAAAGCTCTGTTCGCATTCTTCGAGGCTAAATGAACGCTCCGCAAGATGCCTGGGCAAGACCGTTATCAAAACGGATGATAGACAAGTACAGATCCCAGTCGCTTACCTATATTAAGATAGCTTCTGGTGCTTACAATGAAACCCTAGGAACTGTTGCTGTCACCGAGACAAGGTTTACCGCTGCCGGCGCTGTAACGCGCTCTAAAAAGTCAGAACGCAATGGTACGCAGCAAGGCAATGAAGTTAGCGTATGGGTTGACCATGACACGGTGCCTTGGCCTATCAGTTCCAATGACAGACTCGAATACTTGGGGCGCAAGTGGAAGGTAACAGAAGTCGAAAGCTATGGTAGTGGTATTGACGGCGTTATCGTCGGACCAATCTACCTGACGACGCTAGACGGCAAAATGATTACTACACTGGGCGGCAAAGCCATTGTCATACAAGGCTCTGAAGACGAAAGGCCAACCTTTGCTATGTACGCAAGCAAGATTACAGCGAGGGCAGAATAATGGCAAAACGGCGTAAGCCAATGAAGAAAGGCAAAGGTTTCGGCCTTGAGAAAATGTCTGACGAGATCAGGGATGCTGCATTTACGGCATTGCGTAATGCCGCCAAGGAAGTAGTAAACGATCTTGCTGCTATTAGCCCAGCTTGGGGCGGTGACTTTAGGGATAGCTGGTATGTTGAAACTGCC